AGCACGGTCTGCGGCGACCTGATGTCGCTGCCGTCCTTGGCCGTCACCTTGAGCGATCCCCCCGCGTCGGTGAACGTCCGGCGCACAACGATGTCGCCCAGGTCGATCTCGACCTCGCCCTTTTTCGCACCCTTGCGGACCGGCTGCTCGGGGATAGCGCGACCGCCGCCGATCGCGGCCATGATGGCGTCGAGCACGCTCGACTTGCCTTGGCCGTTTCGCCCAGCGATCTCGACGATGTCGCCCTTGGGCTTGATCTGGACCGCACGCAGCCGCTTGAAGTTGTCCGCACTCAAACTCAGGATCTTGCTCATGATTCGGCTCCTTGATCCGTGGCCACAACGGCCTCGGTCCCGCACCCTCCGTGGAGGGCGGGGTCGAGGTCGTCAGTTCCCAAGGTCGTCGGGTGCGCCGCTCAACACCGGGCCTGGGTTGTCGCCAGCCGGCGGGACCCAGCCCTGCTCCTTCAGCCGATCGTGAAGCTGCGCCGTTGCTTCGGGCTCGGTAAGAACCGCCGCGACGAGCTGCGCCGGATCGGCGTCGTCGATCTGGATTTCACAACCCGGCTTGGTCTGCTCGTTCTTTACGACGTTCCCGTCCCTGGCCCTGACGACGATGCGATTACTCATGCTGCGAAGCTCCTTGGTTCAGAAACCCCGGCGGCATCAACCGCCGAGGCCGCGTTGCGGGTGGTGTCCAGTGTTTTCTGGACCGCAACGCGCTACTCGTCGCCAACGCACGCGCGTTGGCTCAAAGCCGCCCGCCGCGATTGCTCGCGACGATGCGGATCGGCGTGAACCAAGCGGAAACGCTCCGCTCGGGTGTTGCGCGCACGCCGGCGCGGTTGAGGTCACTTCTTGCGGGTGGCTTGCTCGTCGGCGAAGCGGTCGTACTCGTCCACGAAGTCGGCCTCGGGATGCTCAAAGAACTTCCCGCAGTCGTCGCAGTCAAAGCCGCCGCGATGACCCTTGAGGTTGACCTCGGGCTCGTCCGCCATCGGGCGCACACGCGAGAACGCGGTACCGCCGCATGTGCAGACCAACTTCTGACCCTCGACCATCACGGGTGGCTTTGGCTTCTGCATCGAGGCGCCGAGCCGACTGAGCATCGCGTCGGTCCGCGCACGACTCGCCATGAGCCGCGAGTCGGCGTCGTTGAGGCATCGCTGGCAAAGGTGGGGAATCCGCGTGCCGGTCCGCCCGATCGCGCCGCCACGAGCTTGACCGCAATCGACACACAAAGTCGGGGAGGCCGAGCCCGTGCGCCCGGCCTCACCCGACGCGCACGAATCCATGTGCTGCCGGGCGTCCGCCACAATGCGGCCGCCAATCTTCGCAATCACGTCGTCCATCTGCGCGTCGGCCCGCGTCTCCGCGCCATTGATCCGCGCCGCGTTAATCGAACCACGATCCAGCACCGCGTGGCTGATCGCGAGGCGAGATGTGAGCGCACCGATACCGTCACGCTGCTGCTGCTGCGTTGCTGCCATTGCCAAGCTCCATGCTTGTGGGTTGCGAATCCGCAAACCCGAGTTCAGCCCGGCGGTGAGCCGCTACAGCAGCGGCCTCCTCCGGGTTGGAATAGAGGCCGAGGTACTCGTTCTTTCGATTGTGGCGGACGACCGCCTGCCACTTGCCCGCCTTCGCGTGCCAACTGACGCCGCGGAGTCCGCCCGCTTTGTTGCGACGGTTTCCGTGGATGTTCTGCTGATTCTGTTGGAGCGTGACCGGGCGGAGATTCTCGCGCCGGTTGTCGAGGCGGTCTCCGTTGATGTGGTCCGAGTACTCGCCTTGGGCCAGGGGCCGGCCGAGCTTTCGCTCAAGGACCAACCGGTGCAGTTTGACCTTGTCGGGGGGTGGGGTGGGGTTGCTGCGGCGGGCGTAGCCGTGCGAGTCGACGTACCAACCGCTCGCGAGCAGCTCCTGATCCTCAGGGCTGACGCGAATCCGGGGGTCGATCTTCAGCGGGCGTGGCACCGGCAGCTCCCAGAGGAGCTACCGAACCGAGTGTCCGCAGGAGTCGAGCGGCCGCCGCCAATTGGGCGGCCGCTGCCTCCAAGATTTCGGCTGTATCCCGTGTTAGGGGATTGCAGCCGTAAAGCGGAGAGGGGGAGATTCGAACTCCTCCCCTGTATTTCTCACTCGGTTCGGTAGGCTCCGAAGTTCCCCCGGCCCGTTCGCTCCGTGCCATCGGCTCGGACAAGTGCGAACAAGACTTCGCCAACGGCGGGCTGGCGTGCGGAACCGGGGTTTGATTCGTGGAAGTGCATGAAGTCTTGCTCGCTGACACATCTTGTCGACATTTGGGCGGCCTGTCAACTCCCTTTGTGTCACTTTCCCGAATATTTCCCCTATCTCTCGACGTGTTGCGGCTTTGCGTCGCGTCTGGCTTTGCGGGAGATTCGCTCCTCCGCTCCTCATGTCCGTGCGGATCGGGCGGGGTCGTGCCGGGCGTCTCCCCATCCCATGATGGAAGTCGAGCGATCGCGCGATGCATCTCTTCTGGCGTCGGGTCGAAGTACCGCTTCGTCAGCGTCGTCATGTGTCGTCGCAGATACGCGCACATCTCTTCTCCCACGCCCGCAACACCGAGCGCGGTCTCGAATGTCTTGCGGAGCGAGTGAAAGGTGGCGGCTCGTTTCCGCTTGTCGAACTTCGCGATTCCAGCAACAAACAGGTCGCGGTCGAACGTGTGGTGATTCGGGCGCATCAAGAACAGCAGGCCGCTGTCGAGACGCTGGCGCTGAACGTCAGTGAGTGAGTCGCGATTCAAACGGTTCGCGTCGATCATCTCGCGAAGCGGCGTGACCAGCGCCGGGTGCAATGGAAGCTCCCACTTGCACTTGTTCTTCGCGATCTCGCGCCGGACGTGGATCAGGGGGAAGTCGCCGCTCAACTCGATGTCGTCAAGTCTGATCTGCCAGGCTTCATTCACGCGGAGGCCGGTGTAGAACAGAAACAGATTCCAGAGCCAGCGGTATCCGGCGCAGCGGCCGTCGAGCTGGTGGGCTTGTTTGCCGGCTCTCGCGATCGCAAACACGTCTGCGGTCGACAAGGCTCGTGAGCCCTCGTCCGCCTCTCCACCGATTCCCGCGATCCCGGCAAAAGGATCGCTCGGCCAGCGCCGCAGGTCCATCATGGTTGCACCGAACGTGCGCAAGCGGTTTACCACCTGGTCGTGCGTCTTGGACTTCCAACCGCGCTCCTCCTGCTGTCGACCAATCCACGACATTACATGCTGGCGCTCGATGTCGGCGTGCGTTTTCCACCCCTGCGCGTTCATCAGCTCTTCGAGCAGGCGCTTCGCCTTGCCGATCTCCTCCGAGTTGTGGCGAAGCCGGCGCCGCTCATCCGCAAACGCCTCGATGTCGTCGCGCAGGCCGCGGCCAGATGCCGCGCCGCCCGACGGTGCCGGCGCCGCCTCTGCGGCGTCCGTGACATGCGTTGGCGCGAAATTGTCTGAAGTCATGTCGGGTACGGGAGCAGAAACCGACTTCAATGTCAATAGTGATTCGATGGGCGCAACCCCATTGTTATCACCAGTTTGCACATTGACGCACAACGTAATCCGCAATGGAATCTCGACGGCTTGCTGTGGCTCCACTCTCGCCGTGATGCCCACACGCGGCCCCCGCTCGATCGGCATGAAACCGTCGGGCACCCGCGACTTCACCTCTCTGATTGGCTCGGAATCGCAGATTCGAGCCAGTGGCAAATCGACCAACCTGAGCCTCGAAGGCTCGACATTCCTCGGCTCAACTGAACGCATCGCAACACCCCGAAATCCTGTGTGAACAACGCCGAACCGTCCGTGATTCGGTCACGATGAAGCACCAAACACTATCCTGACAATCTATGGCCTGGTCGTCAAGGGCGCGAACAGCACAAAAGTCCACGCCCGACAGAACTCGGCGTTACAAGTGTGGTCGAGACAAACGCTTCCAGTGTGAAGCTGATTTTGAGCCATGACAAAACATTCTTGTCTGCTCGCCGATCTAGGGTGAACACCTACCCAGGGAAATCACGGGGCAAGGAGGCCGGAAGCGCGGAGGGAGGCCAGCAGGTCATTGACCTTGTTCTTCAGGTCGGTCGTCGATGGAGTCCCTGAAATGTCCGCCACCGTGGCGGCCTGCGTCCCAACCACGAGCCATGCCGAGCCGTCATAGCGCAGCTTGACGTTCTCGTCATCGACCCAGATCTCCTTGCCTTCTTGCGGCGTGACGAAGACCCAGCCGGTTCCGACGTAGTAGGTGAGCTTGCCGGCTTGGCCAGACCAAGCTCCTGTGGGGCTCGCGTCGATCAGGTAGCGGTCCCCCTGAGCGGGCGATCCAGGCGGTGTCGCGAGGTTGCGGTCCTTGACCCGCATGTCGACGAGTGCGTCGAGACGGCGCAGGGCCTCATTGACCTGCAGCTCCGCCGTGATGGCGGGCGGGCTGTCGAGTTCTTGCAGCGCGAGGTTTGGTGAGGTGGTCATGCGTCATCTTGCTGCGGTGACGCGGATGCGCCATCGTGAAAAGCCTGTCGGTTGAGTCCTGATATTGCTTCCGGTGCCTCGATTGTGCCTGTGGCGGTGGGTATTCTGCGCCCGGTGTAACTTCCCATTCCTCATGGAGGCAATCATGTCTGAGAAGAAGAAGACCGTTTATCGTGACTCGAAGGATGGACAGTTCATTCCCAAGAAGGAGGCAGAACGCCGCCCGGCGACGACTGAAAAGGAACGGGTCCGCGTCGTCAAGCCAAGCAAAAAGTAGGTCACTCCCTGGCGAGCACTCTCATCTTCGTGATGCAGCTGTTCGGAATAGTGATGTCCCCCCTTCCATACGGGCGGACATCACTGTTTTTTTCACCCGAGATGTGTGGCACAAGCGTCTTTGCGCCGGCGGCGTCTCGGACCAGCCAACCCACGGACCGGCATTTAGTCGGCGACGTTTCCTCTGCGATTTGATCGAGAGGCTGCCAGCCCGGCGAACCGGAATGCGAATCGACCCATTCGATTAGTACGAGTTTCATTCTCGCTCACTCTACGTTCGAAGATGTCAGACTGTCGCCGCAATTAGAAATCGGATCGCGTGGCATCGACGACGTTTTGCAGCCAGCACTGTGTCAGACTGTCGCGGCCGCGATGTTGCCACGCCCCACCGTCGTCGAGATCTGGTAGACCTCAATCGTGACCGGATCGCCCGGCGTGATCCCGTCGGTCGTCTGGTCGGCCGCCGCATAGGTCCAAACCTCGTCCGTCACCCGCTCGGTGCGGACTGGTGTGCCGGCGAGCTTGACCACGACGTCATAGACCCGCTGGTCATCAAGTGCTGGCGCGGTCTGGAACAACCGCGTCATCGCGCGCGTGCGACGCCTCCACGTCACCTCGATGTTGTCTGCGCCATCGCGCGAACCTCGCACATCGCACACCGCAAAGGGTCGCAGCGTGCGGCCAGACAACGTCATGGTCTTGCTCGTCTGGCTCTCGACGGTCGCACCCGTCGGGACGGCCCGCAGCTTCCTCGCCGCGCCCAGCAGTGAATAGGCCGAGGCGTTGAAGTCGAGCGAGGTCGTGGTGAGCAGAACCGCCCGCTCGTCGGTGGCATGCGTACCGATCGCCGACGCGGTGTCGCGCAGGCCTCGTCCAAGGTTGAACAGCCGATATCGCCTCGCGCCCGCCAGCGTAGTGCCGAGCAGGGTCGCGTTCGCGAAGCCGACGATCTCGTTGCCGAGCAGCATCCAGTTCGCGCCGTTCAGCACCTCAGCCTCGGTCACGCTTGCGAGCTCGCCCTCCAGCATCTCGACCTCGACCGTGTTGCCTCGGTCCCAGTTCCCGACAGGACCACTTGCCAGTGTGGTGGTGGACTTGCCGATCGACGACTCGGCCGACCGCCGGCTCGCGAGCGACCATGCGATCTCGTCTGCAGATCCGTACAGATTGGCGCCGAGCCATTTCGCGGTCGGGAGCTGGGCCGCGATCGCGCTGTAGAAGCCAAACGCGGTCGCGTGCTCGGTCAAGAGCGGCGGCAGGTCCATCGGCTCCCACGCGAGCGCGGGCGGCTCGTAGACGTTGCCGACTCCAGATGTGCCGCGATCGGACTTGATCTTTGCCTTCCAGACCTGGTCCTCGACAAGCCGGCCCTCGCACACGAGCTGCCAGTTCGCGCCGCGTTCCAACTGGGTCACGCGCACGAGATAGACGCGGCCTTTGTAGACAATGCGGGCGAGGTCATTCTCTTCGAGCTGCAAATACCGCTTGGCAGGGAGCGTGAAGCGAGCCTCCTGGCGTTCCACCAACTCCTGGAAGATGGCCTGACGCGCGACCCGCTTCGCTCGATCGGCCGGGATCACGAGCCTCAGGTTGACGGTGCGGTTGGTGCGCGGATTGTCGCCCACACGCCGATCCGAGACCGAGCCCCGCTGATCATCCGCATCCGGATCGACGAACGTGACGTCACAATGGGTCGCGAGGTCTTGCAGCTTGCCGTCTCGCACCGACAATGCGGGCTGGGTCTCGCCCTCCGGCGCCGCACCAAGATCGTTGGGATTGATCTCGACATGGTCTTCGTCCCCGCGGTGGCGATACACCAGCTTGCCGCCACTCTCGCGCCGCACGATCTGGTACGCCGTCATGATCGCCTCGAGCAGTTGATTGCCCGGGATCGGACCCGTGAAGGCGAGCCCGCGCAGGCACGCGTTGATGCGCGACACATCCACCTTCGAACGCTCGATGCCCCACCGCTCATGGATTCGAAGGATCGCTTCCCGCACGCTGATGCCGTTTTGGCATTGGACCAAGGCCCTGAAGGTCGGTACCGAGTTTCCGAAAAACTCGATACTGAGGCGCTCGAACACCGTGTAGACCTGGCCGCGGTAGGCCGGAACCGTCCCGACGCCGCCGTGAAGCGATTCGAGCAACGAGTTGGGCATCTGGGTCGGGCTGCCGAGGTAATGGGTCGCGCTCGCCGCCACGCTGGTGTCGAGATCGTCCTTGGCGAAAATCACCTTGCCGTTGGCCCAGATCGTCAGCATCTTGGTGATTGGGCCCGGAAACGTCTCGCCCCACGAGAGCGCCAGGTGGAGGTAGTACTTGAACCGTGTGCTTGTCGCGCCGCCCCCCTTGCCGCCCTGCTCCTCCTCGATCTTCTCCTCGATGATTTCGCTCTTGTCGATGATCTGGCCATCGACGATCGCCTTATCACCCAGCATGAAGGGCATCAGGTTGCCCTCGCTGCCCGAGATGGGGAGTTCTGTCAGTCGCGACCCCACCGCACCTTTTGGCCCGCCAAACAGCGCGGGGAAGAGATAGTTCTGGTCGATGTAGCTGCCCACCGCCGCGCCGAGAGCGCCGCCGAAAGGGCCGGCGAAGTAGGAACCCACCGCGTAGAGCGCGATCGTGGCCATCTCAGTTCTCCTGATCGACAAGACGGAATGCGGCGACGAATCGATCGCGCCAGCGGTCGTCGAGCGTGATCTCGATTACCCGGCCCGGATCTCGCTTGTCCGACCCGCGCCCGCCCTCAACGAACGAGTGCACCATGCCGCGATCGGTGAGGATGCCGATGTGCTGCGCCACCCCCTCGGCCGCGCACCAGAACGCCACCGGGTCGCCGGCACGTGCGTCCGCGAGCGAGATCTCCATGAGGCGTGCACGCAGCTCGCGCAGCAGTCGATCGCCCTGCGGACGCCGCGGATAGTCGGTGACGTCCTCGAGCGCGACTCCGCAATTCTGCGCGGTCCCGACAAGCAGTCCGACGCAATCAACGCCACCGCCCGGACCCTTGAGCCGGCCTTGGTGGTGCCAAGGCGTGCCGATCCACGTCCGCGCCTCCGCGACGATTTGCGCGCGTGTGGTCATTTGGGGTCCGGCACCTTCAGCACCTCATTAACGCCGGGTTGGTGCGGTTGGCCTTGGAAGTTGATCGTGTTGGAGAACTTGGAACCGCAGGTCGTGAAGTTCCCGTTGCATCCCGCGATGATGGTGAAGGTGTCGCCCACCTCGACCGCGAAGGGTGCGGCCAGTTCAAGCTTGATGCGGCCCGTCGCGCCAACCGAGTCCTGGACATCGCACACCAGACCCGCGTTCGCGCCAGTCAGCCACGTGAGCTTGCCGCTCGCGAACCAACCGTCCGCCAGTGCGGTCGAGAGGTTGGTGCCGAACTCGAGTCGGTCCGTCACGATGGAGCCGATCGCCTTGGCGGTATAGGTGAAGGCCGTCAGGTCCTTTTGGCAGCGAGCGTCGCCGAGCAGCGCGTCGCAATCGCGCGTGTAGACGCGCCCAAAGTTGCGGGAGAGCCGCACCGACAGTCCGTCGATTTGGGCGCTCCACAGCTCGCCCGTGTGGGTCGTTTCGGTGACGTCATATTCGGCGCGGCCGAACTCGCCCGCCCATGGATACATCCAATCGACGATCTGCTCCACCACGGTCGCGCCGCGATATCGACCCGCCGCAAGGTCGTCGTGCGTGATCAGGTCGGAGGTGAGGCCGCCTTTGAACTCTCGGTTCTGACCGCTCAGGTCGCCTTGTTTTTGCAGCGCGCTCACATCCGCCGCGGCGGGCGCGAACGTCTGGCCGCCGACGACCAGCGGAGCGTCGTGATCGGTGAACCGCAGCACCACCCCGTCCTTGCGCGTGATGGTCCAGAGCGTGCAGGGTCGCACGCATCCGGAGCGGACGAGGCTCAGCATGGGGCCGCGGAGTCGGAGCACCGGTCATCACTCCACTGGTTCGTAGGTCGCGGCGAAGATGCTCGGCTTGCAGGGGTAGTGCTCGCCAGCCACACCGGTGATAATGAAGTCGCCCGGGCACACGATGTGGCCACCCTCCAGAGTGTCAATCCATCCGTGGACGGCCATAATCTTCTTGCACTTCTCGCATCGAGACGTACTGGGGCGTTCCGGAGACGCGAATCGCCTTACCAGCTTGCCTTCGGGGTCGTCCTCACGCCAAGTTGCACCCGCTGTGCGAGATTCGTCAAGCGGATGATCACCGTTTTTCCACCACTCATGGGCTTCGACCACGACGGGCTTCTTGCGGAATGTTGGCATGCAGCATGAGAGCCTGCTTGATTGGTTGCGCCGTCACTCCGCGAACGAGATGGTGCAGGAGACGGACGCGGTCACGCTCGAATCTGCAAAGTAGCCGCCGTTCCAGTATGTCCCGGTCGCGCTGATCGACCAAGACAGGCTGAAGTTGTCGCAATCAAACGAGAGCGACGGGCTGCAGGTGATGGGCGACTCGTCGCGGTTGCACGCCACCCCGTCAGCATTCTGAACGCCGTAGAAGTCAGGTCCGAAGCTCAGAGCCCACGAGGGGATCGAGGTCAGGGCCACTTGCCAACCCGCCGCGCCCTCCGCTGCGGTCGCGACAACGCCGCCCGCGCCGGCCAGGTCTTCCGAGCCCGATGAGTTTTCCAGAACGAAGGTTGATGGGTTCGGAGCCCACACGTTGTAATCGTGCGTGGCGGTGCCGACGATCTTGTATTGGCTCGACGCCTCGTCCCAGCCACCGCTGCCGCTCATCGTCACGGTGTGGGAGATCGTGCCCGGATAGCCCGCTCGAGTCTCGGTGTAGGTCAGGGCGAACGAGACGGTGCAGACGCCGGAGTGGTCCTCGGCTCGGCACCCGCAGCAATCTCGTGACCCTTCCCAAGGCGGAGGTATCCCATCCGCCAGCCCGTCGGCGACTGGAATCGCCACCGGCATTCCGCCTCGCATGTTCCACGCCGTCGCGACGGTGCCGCATTCGCATGGCTCGCCAACGATCGTGTCGAGCGGATCGTCGTCGCCGCCGTTGACGATGAGCGAGCAGTTGGGCTCCTCCGTGCCGGCAGGCGAGTCGTTCGTGACCGCCGAGCGCGTCGGGCGCGAGTAGGTTCGGCTCGCGCCCGCGTCGCCCAGGAACCAAATCCATTTGCCCGCTGGGGTGTCGTTTCGCACCAGGCCGAGTGCCGCAACCGACCCGGCCGCCAGATCGAATAGGGCGGCTCCAGTCGCGTCCTTCACCGCGATCGTGTTGGCACCCGAGTTGTGGAGCAGGTATTGCCCAAAGCCCAGCCCAATCCGCGTGGCGTCGCTCAGCGTGACGGACTTGCCGGAGGCGGCGGCAGAGAGGTTCCACGCGCGGGCGAGTCCGTAGGTGAGCTTGTGGGTACTGGTGAGGGCCAGGTACCGCCCGCCGCCAAGGAATCGTTCGCGCGTGATGCTCATAGTCAGCCCTGGCTCGCGTAAACCGTCACCGCGCCGCCGCTCGCGAGGCTCGCCCACACGATCACGGTCTTGCCCGCCTCGCACGTGATGAGCGCCGAGCCATCGTGAGTCTTGATGTCGAAGTCGTTCGCGCCGTCGTTCGCCACCACCAGCATGGGCCAGCCGGTCGGGCCCGCGCTCATATCCCAGAGCGTGCCGTGCTTGCCGCTCGCGGTTGCGTTCACCGTCCACAACAGCCCGCTCAGCGGATCGAAGGTGAAGTTGTCGGCCGTCGAGAGCTCGAACGAGCCGCCATGATTGAGATCATCCGCGACCTCAAGCCCGTCGAGAATCTCCTCCATCGGGAGGCTGTCGATCTCTCGCGTGCCGAAGGTCGCGTAGTTGACCATGTTGCTTCGGTCTGCAGACTCGGAGAACCGCACCGGCACATCAAACTGCCCGCCCCAGGTCACGATCTCGCCAACCGCCGGCGGGGTCGTGATGGTGAGCTGACCCGTCGCGGTATTGACGCTCCAGCCCGACGTCGCCTCGACGCCGTCGATACCAGCCCGCACCGTGCCGGCCCGTGGCTTCGTAATGTTGCGGGTGTAGACCTCGCCCCCGCTGGTGTATCGCTTCACGAGCTGGAAGGTGGTCTTGACCCCGTCCCCAACACCAAGCTCCACATCGAACGGAGTCGTCGCTCCGGTGTGGTCCGGACCCGTGGTGAAGTCGGTCCAGTCCTTGAGCCGGAAGCCACGGTACGAGCCGCGGCGTGCAAAGTAGAAGGTCAGGATGGCGGCGATCTTGGCCGGGTCCTTGACCGTCTCGCGGATGTCGTACTGGTGGCCCCCAATGGCCGCGAGGCCGACACGCGACTCCTGGCGGTTCTGGGTGCGGAGAATCGACGTGTAGAAGCCAGCGCCGAACGCGGAGCCGTAGCTCACGCCCTCTGGGAACAGAACTTCGTCGAAGGGTCCGCTCGGCATGGCCGATTGGAGCCTGCCGACTGGGTTGCGCTTTCAACGACCGTCAACGGCCACCTTTTCCTCACAAGTGATTAATCTGACGCATACTGGTCTTGAGAACTTTCAGCATCTCGTCACTGGCCTTTCCGAGCACCGTGGGCTCGGACCTGCCCAACACCACGTCGCACATAATCTTTCGATACTCCCGCAATGCGGAACCGACCAGCTCTGAGCGTTCGGCGTGGAAATCGTTCGCCACAGCAAGCTCGCAGGCTTTCTCGTACTCAGACATGGAACGTCGCATAGCCTCCAACAGCTCCTGACTATCGCGAGCATTCGCTTCGACAATCTCCCGTGACGGTTTCTCGTAGCCAACGACTTTTGAGGCTGCCACGTCTTCGCGGAGCAAGAGAAAGCGTCCTACGAGCAACTTGTGTTCTATGAAGCAGCGAATCAGGTCCGCATATGAGCTCCGGGCCGCTTCGTTACGGCTGGCGTTTGCAGCTCGGTCCGCCCTGATCTTCTCTCCAAACATGGACAACGCCTGGGTGAAAAGCATCCCGGCGATGGTCAAGGCCATGGCACTCCAGGAAAACGAATTCGCCCCGCCGGAATCAATGTCCAAGTTCAAGTTCGCCTCCGCTTTCGTCCAACTACGTAGTGACTGTGACTCAGCTTGATTAGGTATTTGCTGTGGGAGATTACCCGAGCACGGACAGAGAGATCTCGCGGTGCACGGCAGTCCTCCCGATTCTCTGCGGACTCCGAATCGGTACGCCCCTTCCGGCAATGATATTCTTGCCTCGTGTCGGACGAACTCGACAACCAGCTCGCGACCGTCCTGCTCGACACCATCCGGAAGTCGATGCGGCTCGGGATTGGCGAGATCCATTACTGCTACGAGTCCGGCCGGCTCGTCTGGCGCCTCACCGCAACCGCCACCGATGGCCAGAAGTGGACCGGCGAGCACGAGGACTACTACCAAGCCGCGCTGCTGCTGGCCGAACTGGTTGGGTTCGACGTGACGGATGGCTGACTACCTTGCCGCATGGCCAAGCCCGCAATCTCGCCCGCCACCTGGACCCGCCTTCGGGAACTCGACGCGAGCTGTGATTTCACAATGACGCGGCGCTCGACCAAGCCGCAGCCAGGCGAGATGGTGGGCGCACGCAACTACCCGCGGATGTGGGTCGTCAGCATCTCGCTGCAGTCCGACCCGACCAAACTCGGGCTGGTGGGCCAACCTGCTCGGACCAATCGGGTCCAAAACCAAGGGTTTACCCCAGAACAATCAGCTTGGACGGCAATTGCCCGAGCGGTAGACTTACAGCATGCTCCGACTCATTCCGATCCTCGTCGCCGCCGTCTTCTTCTGGGGATGTGCCTCAAGCCCAACGGCCAAGTACCCGGAACTGAACGACCCGAAGGCGATCGTCGGCATGCGGCTGGAGGACTGGAAGCAATCTCGAGGTTACTACGCTGCCGGTGGAGACGCATACCCGCGCCGACACTTGCAGATGACCACTCCGGATGTCATCGACGGCGTGCAGTATGACGACGTGGGCGTGCGCGTTTATGAATGGTCCGGCTCGCTTAAGGAAGTGCGACAGTTCATCGTCGCCTCTCGAAATGGCGCGATTGTTGATGTTGCTCCGAACAAGTTGATGCCAGGCGAGACAACCGATCCGGATCAGGGCGGCGGAGTTACTTCGATCCGCAACCGCGATGGAAGCTACACAAACGTGATCACTCACCCAAGCGGCGGCGTCTACATCTCTCGATGACGTCCAACAGTTATCCCATCGCGCGACGAACGTTGCCAGCGAGCTGCCTGCCGCTGTAGTTCATCGGATTCTTGGACGCAGACTCCGGAACGTTGATGATCACGTTTCCGAACGTGACACTATTGTTTGTGGTCGATGCCGCTCCCCCAGCCGCCCGAACTCCAAGTTCACCACTCGCTCCGCGCGTGAGGGGGAAGATGGCCTCCGGTCCACTCTCGCCAAACAGTGACATCGGTGCGACAGTCGGGGTGTCGTAGACCCGACCGCGATCAATCATCCCTCCCATCGCGAACGGGATGAGCCGCCCGCGATCAAACACGTTGCCCATGGCGCTGATTGCACCGCCGCGACCGCCATACGGAAGTGTCGATCCCTCTACGCCCGAACCACCGCCGGCGCCCGCTCCCACGGCACCCACGCCCGCAGAAGTTCCAATGCTGAAGAGCGACGCGAACAGGCCTTGCGTGCCGGACGCGATCGCCTGGGACAGCGGCTGGGTCACCAGTTGTCGGAACAGCATCTTCTGAAGGTCGCGCACAAAGTCTTCAAGTGCTTGGCTTGCACTCTTGATGCTCAGCGCGACATCCTCCACTGAAGATGAAGCGAGGTCGCCGAACTGCTCCGACGCATTCCGCGCACGCTCCCAAAGACGAATCTCTTTCTCAAGTGCGCGGATGCGTGCCGTGTCCTGAGCTTGTTGTTCTGGACTAAGTCCGGCGATTGCTGCCTCGGCTCGATACTGTTGAACAAGCTTGGCAGCTCGGAGTTCATCGTTGGGCAACTTCGCATTCGAGACATCGTTTTCAAGATCACGAAACAGGTCATTGATGTTCTTCTGCGCCTTCTTCGCCTCCTCGCTCAGTTGCGTGAAAGCCCGCTGGACATACCCAACCTCGTCCGCCGCCTTCTTGCCGCTGCCCGGCACCACGACGCCCGGATAGAGCCCGCCCTCGGTCGCGTTGATCAGCTCATCGCCTTCTCGCGCCTTGCGACGCGCAGCTGCTCGACGACGAATCTCGTCATACGGGTTGCCCAGGCCCGCGACGGCGTCCAAGACCGGAAAGTCCTCGATCGAGAGGCCACGCAGCTGGTCCCGCACTCCATCTGTGATGGCAGTGCCGATCGTCTCGCCCGCTTTAGCCGCGACAGGAATCATCTCCCCGACAAAGTCTCTGCCGAAATTCTCTCGAAACGAGTTCGCAATATCGGCGCCGGTGTTGGTCGGACTCAACGCCGTCGACAACGCGACACCAAGATCCTGAGCCGACTTGATGGGGTCGGCAAAGTCAACATTGCCGATGGCCGTGACGGCCGAATACAACCGCCCGAAGATCACTCCGTAGGTGTCGCCGATTGATTTCACGACCGCGATCGCCTTGTTGGCGAAGTCCCGGAGTATTCCAAGAACGAAGTCGATGGCGCCTTGCCAGTCGACCCGAATCACAGTAACGAGGTCCGACCACGATTCCGCGATGAACGACACGCCCTCGCGCCAGTACTGCGAAAACGACTGGACCGAGACCCGCACCACGTCGACCACATACCCGAAGGTCGCTGCGAGGAGATCTCCGACGGTCGCAGTCTCGTCACCAACCTCGATCATCCTGTCGCGGAAGATGTACAGAGCCGCAGCCGCGGCCGCGATCCAGACCACAGGATTGGTCGCGAGCGCAAGCACGAACGTGCCGGCGGCTCCAGCGGCGGCTGTGAACGACGTCGTGATGAGCCCAAGTTCGATGGCGAGATTGGTCGCTACAAACGCCGTCGCGGCGACTGCGGCCGCAGTGATCGCCTCGGCGGCCAACTTGGCACTGTTCGATACCTGCCGTCCAGCCAACCCCACGCCCGTGAGGGCGCTAAGGAAGTCGGTGGTGAACGTGATCGCGTTCGTGACGGCCTTGAGATACCCAGCCTCGCCAATCGCAATCACGATCGCGGCGAACTCGTTCCTGGCCTTGGCGAGCACGCCCGAGAGTGTGTTGCCCATCGTGTTGGCAAGCCGCTGTGACGCTCCCGCCGAATCATCGAGCTTCGAGATGAACGCTTCGAACTGATCGAGGTTTGCAATCAGTGTCGAGCCGCCCGCGACATTGAGCCGTCCAAAGATGTTCTCGAGGTCCTGCACGTTCGCGCCGGCCCTGCGGAGCGAAGCAAGCACCGGCACGATCCCCCGAGCCCGCACATTGACGTCGTCAACGCTCAGGCCCAGCGACTTGAACGCGTCCTTGGCCTCGCTCGTCGGGTTGAGCAAACTCAGAATCACGCCCCGCAGATTGGTGCCGGCGCTCGACGCATCGATGCCGTTGTTGGCCAGGACACCAACCGCCGCCGACGCTTCCTTGAATGAAACTCCCGCGAGCTTCGCGACCGTGCCGGCGTAGGCGAGCGCGCTACCGATCTCGATCGCGCCCGTGACGGACTCGTTTGCAGACTTCACGAGAATGTCAGCCGCGTAACCCGCATCCTTGGCGGTGAAACCGAACTGCGAGATCACCTGCACGAGGAGCTGGCCAGATTGGGCGGCCGTCACCTGGGCACCTTGAGCGAGATTCAGGCTCGCCTGAAGTGCATCGATCGCCTGGGTGGCATCAAAGCCAGCTCGCGATAGCACAAGCAACGATTCGGCCGCCTGCCCCGGGCTGAACGTCGAGGTTGAGGACACGCGCTTCGCCGCGTCCGCGAGACGCTCCATCGTTTCGGCCGTCGCATCCGTCGCGCCTCGGATCGAGGCCAGCGACGTCTCGAAGTCCGCGATCGTCCTGGTCGCCGCCTGAATGGCCTGAACGCTCACGAATCCCGCAACGAGCGACCCCACACTCGCCGCTGCCGCCTTGAATGTCCTCGCGGCCGCATCGAGACGACCAGTCAAGACGCCAATCGCGCGATCGGACGCGGACGCGCCGGCCTGCACCTGCCGCACTGCCGTGTCCCACTGGGCCGCCCCCACGACTGCAGATCGCGAGTCAATTCCCAGCGCGAGAACCTGAATTTGTTCATCCATTGGCCGTGCTCCTCTGTGCCGCCAGGTGACTCAAGTAGGCCTCGTCCATGCGCATGATTACGCCTACGTAGAACTCGCGAAGCTCCCATCCATGAATGCGCCGGTGATCAAGAAGGCACACAATCTCACTCAGCGGAATCGGATTGGGGCCAAGACCGGCCGACCGGGCCCGGTGGAGTACGTGAAACGCACCCCACACGGGCCGGAGGTCTTCTCTCAACTCTGGGCGTTCTTCCCACTCTTGCGGCCTGATCCCTCTCGCGATCAGTGCTCGGTAATCATCCTCGTACCGTCCGGGCCCGAGCTGCCAGCGGAGGCACGCGGTCAGTTTCCCGCCGCGACCGCCGTCGCCTGTGCCTTGAAGTTGGAACGGTTGTTCGCCGCCGCGACAACTTCGTTGCGAAACTCGGGATATCGCGTCAACACCCGAATCGCCTCTTCTCGCGAGTACGGGAGCGGCTTGCCGTCCTCATCCGAGAATCCGTCCCACCCGATCAGAACCGCGTCGGCCATCGACTCGATCGACACCTTCTCGGAAACGTCTTTGGGGAGTCGCGAGCCACCCGACGCAGCAAAGTACGGCGCTCCGCGAAGCTGAATCGCTTCTTGATGCTTGGGGCCCTGCCACCGGCCCACCCGGATTGTCGTGCCGCTGCCAAGCGGCACTTCTACGCCGTCGTCACACTTCGATTGATCTACGTCAAAGTCGCTGAATTTCATGCTCATGTGCAAGGCCTCGATCCTCCGATGGGCCCGATTGCTCCCGGAGGGAAACGTCAGGACGCGCTTTCGCTCATCCCGACGTGTGGTGCTTCATGTGACGGGAAGGAAGTCCGGGTCACCCGGACCGTTACCCGGGAAATCGCGCGATTTGGAACGTGTAGCCCAGCGTCGGGTCCTTGCGGGACGTGTAGTCGCAGTCGAGCATGAGGTCGGTGTTCTTGCCGCTGACGTTGATGGGCGCGCTGGTGAGCTTCACGCTTGGCAAATCGAACACGTACTCGATACTGGCCGCGTCGCGGGCGATCCATGCGAGCTGCGTGTACTGGTTGTTGAGATACTTGGAACGAATGGTCTGGTCCTTGAAGTAGGCCCGCACCTTTCCCGTCACCTTCACCTCGCCGTCGCCCATTCCGGATGCGTCCAGCGAACCAAGGTCAGGATCGAGTTCCCGCACGTTGTTGCCGAGCGAGAAGTCGATCGCGGTCAAGCTCACGGCCGTGCCAGCCTCCTGAACCCTTACAATGTTGTCGACGGCATTCAGCACCTGGAATGCGGGCTTTTCGCGATAGGCCGAACCAACCGTCGAGCTTGCGGCCGTCTCCTTCGTGCCCTTCATTGCGAAGCTGCCGGTCGCGATCTGGCGCGAAGTGAACGACATCGCGTAGGTGTCGATGATTTGATCTTGGAAGATCGAGAACGTGCTGGCGAGGTCGGAGAACTCCTCCTCGATGGTGTGGAACGACTTGGCGACGCCGTTGCGGATGTAGGCGCCCTGTGTGATGGTGACCGATTCGCCCGCGGAGTCGTTCACAAACGTCGCGTTGCTGCAGGTCAGCTCGGTTGCCGACACCGCCACCACCTTCGCGATGCCGTTGTATCCACCGCCCGTAAAGCCCGCGGTCTTGATCCAGGTACCGACCACGAAGCCGTCTGACACGAACGAACCGCCCGAGCGGGTGATCTTGTTGCCCGACGCCACCTGCGCAAACACAGTGTCGGTGACCACGATGGCGGCGTTCCAGCCGCGCTGCTGGACGATCGTGACCGACTCGCCGGCCGAGTCGTCCACCGCCGCCACGCCGCCGAGGATGATCTTCAGTGCCACCACCGACTTCACGAATGCCCAGCCGTTGTATCCGCCGCCAGTGAAACCCGAGATGTTGATGAGAGCGCCAGCCTTGATGCCATCAGACACAAAGCTGCCCGACGCACGATTGAGCGAGTTGTCGCTCGCCGCCTGGCTGTAGATCGTGCCCGTGATGGTCGCCTCTGAGATGTTCCCGGGGTCGCGAAGTGCGTCACCCATCAGCTCGTCATGTGCGCCAGCGGAGAACTCGAACGCGATCGAGCCGGGCGAGTTGCGACCGACCCGCACCTCGTCGAGCACCTGGCGGGTCGCGTCGATCTCGTTCGACGTGATGAACTGGGTCTGCTGCGTGATGTTGGCGGAGTTGAAACGCAGCTTCTGGAGCACGCCCGTGGCCTGCGTCCCAAACGCGCTCTGCTTCCGATACGCGATACCGACACGATTGGCTTCCGACATGACAACCTCCGTCCGATGCGGCTGCGCCGCGAGTGCGAATGACAGCCGCTTAGCCGAAGTCGTCGGCGAAGAACGGCACAGTGACGTTGACTTGGAACCATGCGCCCCAGCGCCCGACCTTCACGACCTTGGCCTCTTGGAGCACGATCCCGCCTGCGACCGTCTGGGAGTTGAGCGAGGCCTGGATGGACGTGGCGGCGGAAAGAACCTTGTCCTCACCCCAACCAGCCGGTGCATGGATCTGGACGAACGCGATGCCGAAATGACGAAACCTTCGATTCGACGGGCCCAGGTCTTTCTGCTCGGTCTCGCCGGGCTTGATGTAGACCATCGCCCACAGCTCACCCGTGGTGGCGCGGTTGGCCTCATTGGGTGCCGGCGGATCGATCTCGCGGTTCTCGTAGCCAATGCGCGGCTTCCCGTCGCCGCCGACTTCGGGAATGCCAGCCGCCACAATCGCGTCTTTTGCGATGGGCCGAAGCGAGTTGTGGATCTGAATCCAGTTCACCGCCGACCCTACCCGTCGGTTGGGGTTGCGCGGCTATCGCAGGAGGGCCGGATAGGTGCGTTTCATTCGCTCCGATGTCTCGACCAGCATTCCCTTCGGCGATTGGGCGCTGTGGCCATTCTCAAGGAAAATGATGCAGGGCACGTAGTTGGTGAA